CGGGCGGCTTCGTACACCGCCCATGCCTGTTCGGCCGCCGCTTTGGCGGTGCGGGCATCGGTACCGGTAAACAGGGTTAGCTCGGCGTCCAGCGTGTAATCGACGGCAGTCGGGGCTTTAACCACTACGGTGTCGCATAGCGGGCGGCGTTTCTCGGCCGATAAGGCAGCCTGAATCTTGCCAATCAGCTCGGCATTGGGCAGGCCGTCTTTGGCCAGCACGGTTACCGCCACCCGCCCGCCTATAGGCTGGCCGCCGCCATCGGTATCGTTGGCCACGTGCACGTCCACCACCGCCGGGCTGGCCTGCCGCGCCCAATATTGGTAGGCACCCACCGGCCCGGCTACCGAAAAACTCTCCGGTGCCAGCAACACGCGCTCGCGGTAGGCTTCGTCGTCTTCAATTTCCACACCGCCGGCGGAAACGGTGGTGTTGCTGACGGCCACATCAATCGTCGGATGCAGCCGCTCGGCCAGGCTGTTGATTTGGCCGACCGACCAGCCGTTGCCCACGCTGCCGCTTTCCGCGCATTCGGCGGCCACTTCGGCGCTGCTTTGGGCAGCGGTCAGCAGGGCGGCTTCGGTGGTGACAAAACTGGTCTGTCCGGCATTAACCCGCGTGCCTTTGGGTATGGTGATTTGTTCCAAACCGCTCAGGGTGGCACTAAAGCGTAGGGTGGTCAGGGCGGGCTGCGCCTGCAGGCGCGGGGTAGATACGTCATCGCCGCACAAGTCCAGCATCAGGCCGGTGGCAAAGCGCGGGTGCTGCTGGCGGTAGGCTTCATTCACCTGCTGGCGCAGCAGGTGCTCGCGGTAGGCAAAGGTGTTGATCAGCAGCCGTTCGATGTGCGCCGGCTGCAACACTTTGCCCGCCCTCTGCTCGTAGTCGGCGATGGTGGCGGCCAGGGTTTGCGCCAAGTCGTCATCGACAATCTTGACTTCTTCGCGTTTTAACTTGCTCAAATCCATTTTCAGGTAGCCTCAAGCACAATGTCGGTGCGGTAGATTTCACCCGCCACTTCATCCGCCACGCGCCAATGTACGGTCATGGTGAGATGCGGGGCGTGGCCGGCAAACGTGACCTGCTCGACTAATGCGCGCTTCTCCCACGTCTGAATCGCCAACACCACTTCGCGGACGGTGTTGGGGATAAATTCGTCTTCCGGATAGTCGATGTAGTCGAACCAGTTGCTGCCGAAGTCCGGCCGCAACACGTCGCTGCCCTTACGGGTAGCGAGGATGTGGCCGATGCACTGGTTGATGTCGTCAAGGTCTTGCACGATGTCCTGCCCGCTCGCGAGAGGGGCGGGCTGCCAGTGGCGGCTGCGCGGGGTGGTCTGGGTAGTCATAGGCTTATTCTGCCTGCGCGGTGGTGGCGGGTCTTTTAAACGGGTTTAAAAAACAATCCCCGTATCGGGCGGGATACGGGGATTGTGCTGCGGCGCTTGTCCGCGGTCTTGTAAAACGTTTTCAAAAATCAATCAGCCGGCCTGCATGCTGCCGGTGGTGCCGCCGGAGTCGCCGGGGTGGACGTGGCCGGAGAGTGGGATACCGTTGAGGATGATTTCGCCGTTGACGCGCACGGTGCCTTCGATGCTGGCGGTATCGCCTCCGCCGCCGTTGGAGGCGGTCAGGCCAGCGGTATAGGTCAGCATGCCATTGACTGTGGTGTTGCCGGTAATCTCGGTTTCCGGCGATTGGATTTCCACTTTCGAGGCGGCCTTAACCACCACCTTGCCCGGGGTGTCGACGGTTACCTGCCCGTCGGCTCTGTTGTGGCTGATGACGGTGCCGTTGGCAAATTTCTTCAGCCACATATCGGCATCGGCGGCGGGCGTGCCGTCCTGCTCGTTATAAATCACGCCGAGGCATACGCCACCCTCGCCGCGTGCGTCCAACAGGCACACCGCCAGCGCGCCGGGGTCGGGCAGAGCGTAGAACTGGTTACCGCCCGCGCCCAGGCTGACCACCGGCAGCCAGTCGGTTTGGATATCGTCCAAGGTCGGCACGGTTACGCGCACCGCGTGTTTGGCCGCGTCCACCGCCGCTACGGTGCCGAACTGCAGGGTGGCGGTAAAGTCATGGGTTCGCATTTTTGGCTACCTGTTTTTTGGGTTGGGTTGCGGCGGGCGGCTGCGGCGGCTCATCCGGCACGTATTCGACCATCTTGACCTCCAAATCGCTGGTAAAGCCGCCGCCGCGGCGGATTTCGTGCCGCGCCTGTTTCACGAGATATTTGCCGCTGAACTTGCCGAAGCCTTTGAGCTGCACCACCTGTCCGGCCACCAGCTTGGCGTTGCCTACCATCGAAAAATTACCCGCCACTTGGCTTTGCTGCGCATTGGCCAGCGCGGCATCGGCACGGGCATTGACCTGCGCTTGGCTCTCGCCGCGGTTGGCCACGATTTTGAGCGTGTCGCCGCTGCTGGCGCGCTTGCCGCCCGGGCGCAGCGCCTTGCTGCGTCGGCGGGTGCGGCGTGTGGTCTTGCGTTTGGCATCGTAGCCGCTCACTACTGCTTCCTGCGGTACGCCCTTGATTAAATCCCGCAATCGGAAGTTTTTAATGTCCTCCGGCTGCAACACCGCCACCGGCTTTTGTTCCGCCAGCGCGTCGTTGGCCTGAAAAACCAACTGCCTGCCGACAATCTTGAAAGTATGGCCGTACTCTTTGGCCAAACGGGTCAGAAATTCCACGTCGCGCTCCTGATACTGGGTCACGCGCTCGATTGGGATATGTTTGATGGTGCCGGTTACCTTCAGCCGCAGGCGGCGGGCAATGCGGCGCACGATGTCGGCCAGCGTGGTGTGCTCGTAGGCACGGCCGCGCTGGGTGCGGTTGGATTTGGTGATGCCTGTGGACAGCGCTTTCAGGGTAATCACGGACGGCGGGTGCTGGTACTCAATCTCGGCCAGCTCCATACTGCCCAGCTTGAGCATACCGTTAATCTGGTCGCCGATTTCCAGGCTGATTTTGTCGCCCTGCTCGGGATACCACTTTTGCCGCCAGCGGCCGTCCACGTCTTCCAGCTCCACCTGCACTTCGTCGCTTTGGCCTTCCAGATAGTCGGTATAGCTGACGGAGAGCAGGTAGGGCTGGATGTCGCTGGTAATGTCCTTCTGCTCGTATTTGATGATGACCTTGGGCAGGGTTACCGGATGGCTGGCCGTGCTGTTCAGGCTACCTGAAAGCAAGGCACCCAGATGGAGGTTAGGCATCTGCATCGTCGTCTCCGTTATCGCCGCGCAGCCACGGCGGCATGTCGGCTTGGGTTTGGGGTTTGGCCGGGATAACCGGTACAAACACGGTCAGGTTGGCGGCAAACTGCTCGGCCGCCGGCAGGTGCGGGTTGGCGGCAATCAGGCGGGCGATTTCCAAGGGGTTGCCGTAGTATCGCCAGGCAATCAAATCCCAGCGGTCGCCCTCGCGTGTCAGGAGTCTTAATACCGATTCGCTCATTTCGTCCCGTCCTTTCTGCCGGCCAGCCACGCGGTCAGGCTTTGCGCCCCGCGTGCGCCGTTGTTCAGGCTGTCGGCGGCCGAGGCAACGGCGGCCGCGCCGCCTTCCAGCCAGCCGCCCACCGTGCCGCTCTCTGCACCGTTGCGCAGCGCGGCCAAACCGCCGGAGAGTTCGCGTGCCGCCTGACCGCCGTAGGCCAGCATTTCGGCCGCACCGGACAGGTTGCCGATGTATTTGCCGACTTCAGGCAGCCTGTTCAATTTACCCAGCGCCGTGCCGCCGAGATTGACTGCATCGCCCACCACGCCGAGCAAAGCGAGCGGGTCGTGTTTCAGCTCGCGGGCATGGGCAATCAGGGTTTGCAGCTGCCCCACCTCTTGTTCCACACTGCGGTAGATGCGCACGCCGGTCTGCACCGCATCGGCCACTTTGGACAAAGGGGCACGCACCGACTCGGGCAACATGGCGAGCAGCGGGTTTTGGCCGTTGGCCACGCCCGGGGTCGGCAGCGGGTTGTTCGGGTCGCCGACAAACTCGGTCAGGCTTACATCCAGCTCGCGCGCGGCGGTGCGCCCCCGACCGTCCTGCAGCAGGGTGCGGGCGGTCAGTGATTCAATCACAAACCAGCCGACAAACCTGCCGCTCCCGAAAACCAGCGACACCGCCTGCTGTGCCTCCTTGGCCGCAATCAAGCCCTTGTAGGCCGCGTCCACATCGCCCAGCTTCCAGTGCAATTTCAGCCCGAAGCGGATCTGCGTCAGTTCGTTGCCCATCGCCTGCAGGCGCGGCCGCCCGGCCAACACCTCATGCTTGGCATAGCTGGCGCTGTGGGTCTCCTCCAAATCGGTAAAGCTGCCCAACAGCTCGAAGCGTACCTCGCCCAACATGGCAAACATCAGTAAGCCCTCCTGGCTTTATCAGCCATCAGCCGTTCAAACAATTGCTCAAACTCGCGCAAGCCCATCTGCAAGGCTGCCTGAATCTGCCCCGCATCCCCGCCCGGCGCATTGATGGTCGGGCTGAAATGCACCGTGATGCCGCCTGCCGCCCCCGTCCCCTGCCGTGCGGCGGCAAGTTCGGCGCTGTTGGCGGCCATCGAAGCAGCCAAGGATGAGGTGTTGCCGTTGAAACGCTGTTGCAAATCGCGCGATACCGAACCGATGGCGGCAAGAGGGCGCGGCGCGGCTTGGTTGATACCGATTTGCAGGCCTTCCATCATCCAGCCGCCGAAACGGCGGAACACCCGGCTGGGCGAGCGGATCTGGTTGCTTTGGGCAAAGGCGTTTTTAAACCACGCCGCCTTCTCGGCAAACCATGCCTTAACCGCTTCGAATTTGGCGATCAAACCGTTCCACAGCCCTTGGATGATGTTGCTGCCGAACTCCGTGAACTTGGCAGGCAGTTCGATACCGAACCATGACAATACGGCAGCAAAGGCCGAATAGAACGCGCCAATGGGCGACCAGTTGAGAATCAGGCCGAGAATGCCGAGCAGGCCGCCGTCAAAGGCGGTTTTGATTTCCGTCCAAGC